AAGCTGGCGGATGCGGATGCGGAGATCGACGGCTATCTGGCCGGACGCTACACGCTCCCGCTGACCACCGTTCCCGAGGCGCTGCGCCGGATCGCATGCGACATCGCCCGCTATCACCTCTACGACGATCGCGTGACGGACGCCGTCCAGAAGCGCTACGACGACGCGGTCAAGTTCCTGGTGATGGTTTCCAAGGGGCAGGTCCAGCTCGGCGTCGATACGGGCGGCAACACGCCGCAAACCGGCGCCGCACCCGAGTACTACGAGGGCGGCCAGGTGTTCGACGCACGCACCCTGCGGGACTTCACCGGATGAGCCGCATCGGCGACATCGAGGACGCGCTGCTCGGCCGTGTGCGCGATCGCTTCGGCCCCACGCTTCGCCAGGTGGATGCAATCCCCGCTTCGTGGGACGACGAGATGGTCAAGCGGTATCTGATCGGCACGCCCGGCGTGTTCGTCTCGTGGGGCCTCGATCGCGGCGCGAACACGACCGACACCACGGCGGAGGTTAGTTCGCTCTGGCAGTTCACGATCATCACCGCGCACGAGGGAAAGGAAAGCGCGCGGCGACGGGGTGATGCGCGCGCGATCGGCGCCTACGAGATCGTGGAGCGCCTCATCCCGCTGATGCATGGCTACACCCCGGCCGGCGAGACCGCGCTCGCGTTCGATTCCGCGGAGAACCTGTTCTCGGCGGCCAACGAGCGCAACGGCCTGACCGTCTACGGCGTGCTGTTCTCGATGCCGATGACGATGGGCGCGGTCGACGAAGAGCCGAGCGACCTCGAACCGTTCCTGCGATTCCACGCGGATTGGGACCAGGCGCCGGCCGATGGCCAGCTCGAAGCCCAAGACCGCGTCACCCTTCCCCAAGACCCGCCATGACCGACAAGACCATCCGCATCAAGCCCGCACCCGGCAAGGTCATCGTCCATCCGATCACGCGCAAGCGCGTGCCGGCCGACGGCGAGACCGTCGCCGAATCCGCCTACTGGCTGCGCCGCATCAACGACGGCGACGTGATCGTCGACGCGGCGCCCGTGCCGTCCGCACGGAAGGCGGCGAGCAAGACGAAGCCCCACACCGCCGCGCCCGCGGCCCAAGATTCCAGGAGCGATCCATGATCAGTTTCAACAGCATTCCGGTCGGCATCCTCACGCCGGGCGTCTTCATCGAGTTCGACAACTCGCGCGCCGTGCGCGGCTTGCCTGCGCTCGCGCACCGCATCCTGGTCATCGGGCAGAAACTGGCGGCCGGCACGGCGCCCGCGCTGACCGTCAAGCGGGCCATCTCCGCGGCGCAGGCCGAGACGGACTACGGCCGCGGCTCGATGCTGGCCAACATGGTCGCGGCCGTGAAAGCCGCCAACCGCTACACCGACTGCTACGCGATCGCGCTGGCCGACAACGACGAGGGCAACATCGCCGCAGGCGTGCTGTCGGTCGCCGGAGGGCCGACGGTTGGCGGCACGATCAATCTCTACCTCGGCGGCATGCGCGTCCAGGTCGGCGTGACTGCCGGGCAGACCCAGCAGCAAGTCGCTACCGCCATTGCCGCCGCGATCAATGCGAACACCCAGCTGATGGTCGTTGCCACGGCCAACTCGGCAAACGTCGAGCTGCAGTTCCGGCATGCCGGCGAGGCCGGCAACAGCTACGACGTGCGGTGCAACTATGGATTCGGCGAGGCGTTTCCGGCGGGCGTGTCCGTGCTGGTCACGACGCCCATGTCGGGCGGCAGCGGCAATCCCGACCTGGCTGCGCTGATCGCCGCGATCGGCGACGACCAATACGACACCATCATCCTGCCCTATACCGACGCCGAGGCGCTCAACGCGATGGATGCCGAGATGCTGCGCCGCTGGGGGCCGATGGTGATGCGCGAGGGCCATGTGTTCGCCGCGGTGAGCGGCACCGTGGGCGATGCGACCACGCTGGGCGACAGCCGCAACGGTCCGTTCACCACGATCATGCACGCGGGCAAGTCGCCGACGCCGCCGTGGATCTTCGCCGCAGTCACCGGCGCGGTCGATGCGTTCGAGCCGGACCCGGCGCGGCCGCGCCAGACGCTGCCGCTGACGGGATGCCTCGCGCCAGCGGAGGCCGACCGGCCGACCCGCGAAGAGCGCAATACCATGCTCGGCGAGGGCATCGCCACCTACACGGTCGACGCCGCCGGCATCGTGCGCATCGAGCGCCTGGTCACGACCTATCAGGAATCGCCCTCCGGCGATCCCGACGTCAGCTATCTGGATATCGAGACGCCGCGCACGCTGGCCTACATGCGTGCGACGCAGCGCCTGCGCATCCTCTCCAAGTTTCCCCGTCACAAGCTCGCCAACGACGGCACGGCCTACTCGCCGGGGCAGGCGATCGTCACGCCGATGGAGATCCGCGCCGAGCTGCTCCACCTGGCGCGCGAGTGGGAAGCCGCTGGCTTGCTCGAAGACTTCGAGCAGTACCGCGCCGATCTGATCGTCGAGCGCAATGCGACGGATCGCAATCGTGTCGACTGCCTGGCACCGCCGAACCTGGTCAACCAGTTCCGCGTCTTCGCCGGCCTCATCCAGTTCATCCTGTAAGGAGCCCCGCACATGGCTGCCCACAAGCGCCTCGGCAAGGCCGTCATCAAGATCGACGGCGTCACCCTCGAAACCATGCCCGGCGCCACGCTGGACCCGGGCGGCATCTCGCGCGAAACGCAGGTCGGCGCGAATGAAGTACTCGGCCCGACCGAGAAGCCGAAACAGTCGCGCATGGAATGCACCGTCAGCATCCGCGCTGGCATCTCCATCGAGCAGCTGCAGAAGAGCATGGTTTCCGTCCTCTTCTCCGGCGACACCAACCAGGTCTGGTCGATCGGCCAGGCGTGGTGCATGGAGCCGCCCGTCATCGACAGCGGACAGGGCACGGCCCGCGTAATCTACGAGGGCACGCCGGCCGAGGAGGTGGGCTGATGTCCGAGACCACCGGCACCCTCAAGCACGGCCTGAAGATCGGCGACGCCGTCCACAAGGAATTCGAGTTCAAGCCTGCCGTGACGGCTGCGGATTACTTTGCTGCCGAAGACACCGTCGGGAACAGCACCTCCCTGCGTTTCAGCGCCGAACTGGTGTGCCGTCAGCTGGTGCGCATCGGCGACTACAAGGGGCCGTTCAGCCACACGCTGCTCGGCACGATGCACCCAATGGACGTCAAGCGAATGATCGACGCCCGCGACAGGCTGGAAGTCGAGGGAAACGGAGAACAGAAGCCCGCCGCCTGAACCTGAACGGCGAGCTTCTGATCGCAATGAAAACCGGGTGGCCGCTGTCGGAGATTCGAGCGCTGTCCATCCACGAATACAGGTTCTTCCTCGAAGAGATCCTCGAACTATCGTCCCGTGACTGACCTTTCCCTCCGCGCCCGGCTCACGCTCGATCCCCAGCAATGGGGATCGGGCTTGCGTGTGGCCGGCGATCGCCTGAAGGGATTCACATCGCTGGCCCGGCGCGAAGTCGGAGCGCTCCACGACTTCATGAAGGGCACGGCCGGGAGGATCGCAAGTCTAGCCGGCGGGATCACCGTCGCCGGCGAACTGCTGCGCTCGGCGAGGATGGACAAGACCCTGACTCAGATCGGTCTCACGGCCGACCTGTCGCAGCGCCAGGTGGCTGGCCTCCGCCGTGAGCTGTTCGCGATGGCGAAGGAATCCGGCCAGCAGGTGGAAAACCTGCAGCAGGGCGCAAACAACCTGATCGCGCAGGGTCTCGGCCTGAAGGAAACGCTCAACACACTGCGCGCGATCAACAGGGCGACGCCGGTCACCGGCGCAAGCCCCGACACGCTGGCCGGTGCGCTTGGCGTGGCCAGCACGGCATACACCCGCAAGAAGGGCGATGAATTCGACCTTGCAGCACCGCGTACAGCAGCTGACCTGCTCGACAAGATGACCGTCGCGGGCCGCAAGGGAAATGCCGAGCTTGAGAACCTCAGCAGCATCTTCGCGCGCGTCGGCGTCAACGGCGCAGGCGCTGGCATGACGTTCGACAAGACGCTAGCCTTCATCGAAGGCCTCTCTCTAATCGAGCGTCAGCCGGAACGGCTCGCCACGCTCGCGGACAGCACGCTGCGGCTGTTCACGAATGCGAAGTATCGGGCCGACGCGCAGAAAGCCACCGGCATTCAGTTCTTCCAGACGGACGGGTCGCGACGTGACCCGCTCGTGATTCTCGCTGATATCAAGAAGAAGATGGACGGCCTGCGCACCGATGCGCAGCGCGAGGCATTCCTCTCGCGTGCATTCGGCGAAGCCGACCAGGACACGATCAAGGGCCTGCGGACGCTTCTGACCGGCGACATGCTCTCCAAGATCAACGGCTTCACCCGCGATATCGAAAAAGGCACGGGCACGATCGAGCGCGATCTGCCGCGGGCGCTGTCGAATGCCGTCGATCAGGGCGGGCGCCTCAAGGCAACCCTGATCGAGGCCGCAGACAGCTTCGGCCAGCGCATCAACGGCGCCTTGTCCGGCGGCATCAAGAAGCTGCTCGATTCCAAGGCGCAAGGTGGCATGGGCCTCAGCGGCGGCGAACTGCTCGCGGGCGGGGCGGCCGGTGTGGGCCTGGCTTATGTCGGCGGCCGCGTGATGAAGGGCACGCTCGGCAAGCTGCTGGGCGGCACCGCCAGTCTCGGCACCGGTGTCGCTATGGGGCAGGCGCTGGAGAAGGCAGGCGCCGCGACGCCGGTCTTCATCGTCGGCGCTGCGCCTGGCGTCATGGGCGGTGGCATCGGCGGCGTTGGCTTGCCGGGTGCGGCCGGCGGTGCGGCCGGTGGCGCCGCGACAGCGGCTCGGCTCGGCGGCTTGCGGCTGCTGGGCGCGCGTGCGCTGCTCGCCGGTGGTTCCTCCGTCTTCGGCGCTGGTGGCTTGATGGGCGCCGGCGCTGGCGGCATCGCGACCACGGCCGGCGGCGTCGGCCTTGCGGCGCTCGGTGGCTGGGGTGTCGGCTCGCTGATCAACATGGGGATCAACAGCAACAAGTACACGCGCAACGCCTTCCAGTTCCTCGCCGCTCCGGGCCTGCGCAATCTGTCCTACGGGATGGCCGCGCTGGGCAACGATGATGCGCGCGCTACCGTCTCCGATGAATTCCGCCAAGGCCGCGGCATGACGCGCCTGGAGATGGCCACCGCCGGCACGCCCGGTCCGTTCAACTGGCTGGCGCAGACGCTGATCCGTCTCAACAACGAGCGCAAGGCCGCGGCCGAAGAGCGCCAGAAGATGGACGCAACAATCAATCTGCGCGTGACCGACGCGCGCGTGACCGCGACCGTGGGCGCCGTGAATTTCACCGGCGGCCCGGTGGCTGTGCGTTCGACCAGCGGCCCGCCGACCGGCCGCATGATGCCGGGGGCCGGCAAATGAGCTGGCGCGAACAACTGCTGCCGGCGTCGTTCCGTGGCGTGCGTTTCGCGGTGCGCCGTTCCAGTTCCGCATTCGGCCGCCGTGTGGTCGTGCATGAGTATCCGCTCCGCGATAAGCCCTACGTCGAAGATCTGGGCCGCCGCGCGCGCGTGATGCGGATCGAGGCGGTTCTCGTTGGCGAGGACTACCGCACGGATCGCGACGCACTGATCGAAGCGATCGAGCAGGAAGGCCCGGGCAAGCTGGTGCATCCCTACTTCGGCGAGCTGACGGTCAGCCTGGACGACAGCCCGGCATCGATCGACGAGACGACCGACCAGGGCGGCGCCGCGTTTATCTCGTTCGCGGTCGTTGAATCGGGCGAGGCCCGCTTTCCGGCCGCCACCGCCGCGACCAGCGACCAGGTCGCGGCAAAGGCCGACACCGCGGCCGCTGTCGCCGGCGACGGCTTGGGCGACGGCCTTGCGATCGCTGGCATGCCGGCCTTCGTGAGCGCGAGCGCGATCGCGCAGATCGATCGCGGATTGCGCCTGGCCGAGATCGCACTGAGCGCCGCGACCGCCGGCGACCTACGGTCCGCGGCACTGGGCTTGATCGCTGGCGTGCGGCCCGACCTGCTCGGGCTGTTGTCCAGCCCGTCCAATCTGTTCTCGCGGCTGCGCGGGATCTACGAAACCGCCCGCGGGGCCATCAACCCCGACGCCGGCCTGCGCGGGTTCCTGCGCGCGTCTCAGGATCTGCAGCCGATCGCGCTGCCGCCGATCACGACGACGCCACAGCGCGAGCGCGAGCGTGTGACCTGCACGCTGCTGGTCGACGCGATGCGCACGCTGACGGTGTGCCAGGCGTCGATCTGCTCGGCGTCCGTGATCTTCCCCGACTACACCACGGCGATCGACACGCGCAACGAATTGGTCGCCGAGATCGACCGCGTCTCGGACACCACCGCCGACGACCGACTGCACCAGGCGCTGGCGGACCTGCGCGCTTCGGTGGTCCGCGACATCAACCTGCGCGCTGCCGAGCTGGCGCGCGTTGTGAGCTACACGCCAGCGGACACGGTGCCCGCGCTGGTCGTGGCATACCGTCTTTACGACGAGGCCGATCGCGACGGCGAGATCATCGATCGCAACCGCATCGCGCATCCCGGGTTCCTGCCCGGCGGCCGCGCGTTGGAGGTGCTGGATGGCGCATGACGTACAGCTGACGATCGCCGGCACCCGCTACGGCGGCTGGAAGTCACTGCGTGCGCGGCGCAGCATCGAGGAGGCCGCCGGCAGCTTCGAGCTGGGCGTGAGCGAGATCTGGCCAGAGCAGGACACGCCGCGCGAGATTCGGCCATTCAACCCGTGCGCGCTGTCGATCGATGGGGAGACCATCATCACCGGCGCCGTGGACACGATCAGCGCCGGCATCATGGCCCGCGATCACTTCTTCTCGGTGACGGGTCGCGACAAGAGCGCCGACCTGGTGGACTGCTCGGCGCAACACGCCAAGGGCGAGTGGCGCAATGCTCGCCTCGATCAGATCGCCCGCGATCTGGCCGCAGCCAACGGGATCAGCATCAAGGTCGATGCGGACGTGGGCGCGGTGTTTCCGCAGTGGGCCATCCAGGAAGGCGAGAGCGCGTTTGCGTGCATCGAGCGTGCCGCCCGCATGCGCGGCCTACTGCTGCTGCCGGACGGCGCGGGCGGCCTCGTGCTGGGCAAAGCCGGGACGGAACGCATCGAGACGGCGATTGTCATGGGCGGCGATGACGCCAACGCGCTGGAATGCATCGTCTCGAACGATGCGTCGCAGCGATATCAGACCTACGTGGTCAAAGGGCAGCGCGCGGGCACCGACGCGGCCTACGGTTCGGCCGCCTCCTCGATCAAGGGCACCGCGAAGGACGCCGGCGTCACCCGCGCACGCACGTTGGTCATCGTCGCGGACGACGAAACCGACCCGGCTGGCCTCAAGAAGCGCGCGGAGTGGGAGGCGACCGTCCGCGCCGCGCGTGCGCTCACGGTGCAGGTGATGCTGCAGGGCTGGACGCATCCGGGCGGCCTCTGGCGCATGAATCGCCTGGTGCCGCTGCGCGCGCCGGCGCTTCGCATGGATCGCGATCTGCTGATCCGCGATATTGAGTACATCCTCGATCGGGGCGGCACGTTCACCCGCATGACGCTGACGCCGGCCGAGGCGTACACGCCGCAGATCGCGCCTAAGGAAAGGCGCGCGCCGCGTCGCCGGCGCACGCGCGACACCGGCGCCGGGGACGCCTTCTCGCCATGAATCCCTTTCGCCTCATGGTGAGCCGCGCCGTGGTCGCGCTGATCAACGATGCCGCCAAGCTGCAGCGCATGCAGATCCAACTCATGGCCGACGAGGAGCGCGGCGACGTCGAGCGGTTCCAGGATTACGGGTTCACGGCATGCCCGCACAAGGGCGCCGAGGCGATCGCGCTGTCTATTGGCGGCTCGCGATCGCACATGGTCGTGATCGCGGTCGATGATCGCCGGTATCGCTTGACCGGCCTCGAAGAGGGCGAGGTGGCCATCTACACGGACGAGGGCGACAAGATCGTCCTCAAGCGTGGCCGCGAGATCGGGGTCACCGCCGGCACGCGGGTGATCATCGACACGCCGGACACGCTGATCAAGGGCAATCTGCATGTGGAGCAAAACATCACCTGCGACCAGAACGTCAGCGACCAGAACGGCTCGATGCAGGAGATGCGCAATGTCTACAACGGCCACACGCACCCGGAAACCGGCAGCACCACCAACGCGCCGAATCAGGAGATGTCGTGATGGATCTGCGCCTCGACTACGACGCGGACGCGCAAGGCGCAGACCTGGTCGTCGCCGGCGGCCTGCTGCAGGTGGACGCCGGGCTGCGCACGGCTGTCCTGATCAGCCTCTTCAGCGACATGCGGGCGGACGAGTCCGACGCGCTGCCGACCAACGATGCCGACCGGCGTGGGTGGTGGGCCGACACCTTCGCCGAGATCGACGGCGATCGCATCGGCAGCCGCCTGTGGCTGCTTTCGCGCGCGAAGCAAACCGACGAGACGCTTGAGCTGGCGCGCGGTTACGCGCGCGATGCGCTGGCGTGGCTGATCGAGGACGGCATCGCGTCGTCCGTCGTCGTTCGTACAAGCTGGCACGCGATCGGCGTCATGCGGCTGGACGTCGACCTCGCCCCCGCGACCGCCGGCGCGGCCGCGCAGCGCTTCACTGTCTTCTGGAACGCCTCATATGCCATTTGAACGCCCCACAATCGGGACCATCATCGAGCGGGTGACCACCGATCTGGAATCGCGGGGGTTCGGTGCCGACACGCGCGTGCGCCGTTCGGTCCTGTACGTCCTGACCCGCGTCATCGCCGGCGTCGCTCACGGCCTCTATGGCTTCATCGCCTGGGCGTCCCGCCAGTTCCTGCCGGACACGCAGGACGACGAGGCGCTCGAACGTTACGCGACCATGTACGAGATCACGCGCCTGCCCGCGACCCGCGCGACCGGCGACGTCGTGTTCACCGGCGCCAACGGTGTCATCGTGCCGGCCGGGCTTCGCCTGCAGCGCGCCGACGGCTACGAGTACGAGACGACCGCCGAGGGCGCGATCGCCGCCGGCGTCGCGACGATCGCTGTGCGGGCGATCATGACCGGCGTCGACGGCAATGCGGACGCCGGCGTTCAACTCGCGATCGCCGCCCAGGTGTCCGGCCTGGCCGCCGCGGCGACAGTCGCGGCCGGTGCGATCGCCGGCGGCGCCGACGTCGAAAGCATCGCCGCGCTGCGCGATCGCGTGCTGACCTTCATGCGCAAGCGGCCGCAGGGCGGCGCGGCGCACGACTACGTCGCCTGGGCGCTCGAAGTGCCGGGCGTGACCCGAGCGTGGCCGAAGCCGCACCTCAACGGCCTGGGCACGATGGGCCTGTTCTTCGTTCGCGATGGCGATGACGATCCGATTCCCAGCCCGGCGGCCGTCGCGGCGGTGCAGGCGCATATCGACGTGCTGCGGCCCGTCACCGTCAAAGACTTCACCGTGTACGCGCCCGCGCCGCTGGCCGTGGACTTCGAGATCCGCCTGCGGCCGGATTCGACCGCGAACCGTGCGGCTGTCTTCGCGCAGCTGCAGGATTTGTTCCGCCGTGAGTCCGAGCCGGGCGGCACCATTCCCCTGACGCACTGCGCCGAAGCTATCTCCCTCGCGGCGGGCGAGTTCGATCACGACCTGATCGCACCGATTGCCGACATCGAGGCCGGCGCCGGCTACATGCCCGTCCTGGGCAACGTGAGCTTCGTCGTATGACCGCCGACGATTACCGCCGTCAGATGCAGGCGCTGTTGCCGCGCGGCTTCGCGTGGGCGCTTGCACCGGCCGCATGGCTGACTCGGTTGTTGTCCGGCCTGTCGCCGGAGTTCGCGCGCATTCATGGCCGCGTCCTCGATCTGATCCGCGAATCCGACCCGCGCACGACGGTCGAGATGCTACAGGAATGGGAGCGCGCGCTCGGTCTGCCGGATAACTGCTCCAGCACGCTGGCCCCGACGCTGCAGGCGCGGCGCGATTACGTGCTGACCAGGCTGGTCAGCCTGGGCGGGCAGTCGCGGGCGTACTACATCGCCGTCGCCGCGCGGCTGGGCTACGCGATCAGCATCGAAGAGTTCCGCCCGTTCCAGTGCGGCCGTTCGCAATGCGGCGACGCGCTGAATTCGCAGGATTGGATCTGGGTGTGGCAGGTCAACGGCCCGGCGGTGACGATCCGCAACTTCGCCTGCGGTGAATCGACATGCGGTGAGCCGCTGCGCACCTGGGGCAATGACACGCTCGAATGCCGTCTCAACAGCATCAAGCCCGCACACACGCGGATCATCTTTTCCTATCCCGACGCGAACCCGCCGCCGCCCGGCGGTTGATTCAGGAGCATTACCATGCATTACACCGACGCGCCGTATCACGTGGGCAACCGATTCACAGACGGCAATCCTTTGACCGGCCAAAAGGCGACCTACGTCGACGCCGCCATCATGAACGGCTTGGTCAACACCATCAATTACGTGATCGAGCAGGCCGGCATTCCGCTGGTGAAGGGCGACGATACGCAGCTGCGTGCAGCGATCATCGCGATGATCGCCGGCGGCGGTGAGGTCATCTCCGCCGATGCTGTTTCGATCAACGATGCAGCCGGATATTTCCCGGGCTTGGTCAACGTCGAGGAGGCCCTGCAGGCGCTGGGAGAGTTCATGCAATCCGGCACCTTCGCGGCCGCGCGGTCGCGCCGCGAAGTGTTGCAGTTGACCGGCGCGGCACACCTGCTCGTCTCTGGCCACTACGAGCGCATCATCGAGATCAGCCACGGATCGGCATGCACCTACACCGTTCGCGCCGATGCGGATGTCGCTTTTCCGATCGGTGGCACCATCACCATCTTCCAGGCGGGTGGCGGCCAGGTGGAGATCGTGCAGGCCGCGGGCGTGACCGTCCAGAAGGGTGCGAGTTTCACGCGGAAGACCCTCGAACAGCATTCGTCCGTGGTGCTGGTCAAGGTCGCCGCCAACACCTGGCGCATGGGCGGCATCATGGAGGCGGCGGCGTGATCCCGTTCTTGTTGCAGAATCGAATTGCCGCCGAGGGCGAGTCGCCGCCCGGCGTCACCAACCCGCCGGACTGGAGCGGTCAGTCCTACAAGTCTTATGTGTACGCGCTCAATGGCTTTGTCTCCGCGGCATTCACTTTTGTGGTGCGTGCCAATGGCACCTGGTCGATGACGACCAATCAAGGCACTGTGGGCGGCAACTGGATCAA